TTTATTCTTTAGAAAACAAATATAAATTAGAATTAAATTTAGGAGATCCTTTAGCTGATTATTTAAAAGATTTTCCTAGTATGCACCCCTTAGGTCAGTTTAGAGATAGTATAATTGAACAATATAGAACTCCAATAGATTTGTTATTTAGAACTTGTCCTTATTGTTATTCCTCTTACCAGTTTTCATATAGTAATGATGAGTACGTGATTTTTCAAGGTGATGTTATTGTAGATTATATGCCTAATAATTACCATGAAGAAAATTATTGTAGAGAGTGCTCTAAGTTAATTTTATTTTGTCGTAATTATGAATATGTGGGTATTTTAGCTAGTAATAGAAATAAAGAAATGCATTCTGGAAATGGCAACATTCCTATTTATTGTAGTACGAAATTTTATTTTGATAATGGAATGACACCTCCTAAATATTTTGGACCCTTAGATTATAGTTTGACTAATTTGTCGATTAATGCATTATTTCCAAAGAATCTATCAGAAGTTTTTATTACAGATCTTTGGTATCATTTAATTCCTAATACACTTACGGAACTAGGGGAATTATTAGAATATTCTAGTTGTTATGACCCTATTGGAATTTTTAAATATAAAATAGTACAGGAATATACTGAGCCAGCTTTATTACTATTCAAAAAGTGTCCTTATTGTGCAACTAGTTTTAAGTTAACATTAGAAGATAAAGGTTATGAAATAAGTTGTTTTGCAAGATCCAAATACTGGCCATTAGCTGTAATGGGTATGCAATACAATGGTACATTTTGTTGCCAGAATTGTTATAAGGATATAGTAATTAGTAGACGTGGGGAGGTGATAGAAATAAAGCAATTAAGATACCCTCACTTTAATGATATGTATGAACAAACAATTCCTAATAAAGTAGAAACAGTAGTAGATATAATTAAAAATATACCAAACATCCTGTCATATGAAGACGTGATGTCTAAATTAAAACCTATTAACACTATTACCAGTTTATTTAATATTTATAACTCAAGCTCTGCTTATAATGCATTAGCAGAAGTTTTGAGACTTTTAGAAACCCATAATTTATATTGGTCATTAGACACTGATAAATTAATTACTTGTATCGATTGTATATGTTCTTTAATAAAGAATGTACATGATGTCCCTGATTTAATATCACAAATCCCAGGCATGGACCGAATATCAAAAGTGCCCGATACAATTAATCAAAATGCTAGTACTAGTGCCCAATTTACACAAATGAAAGAAGAAGCCCTATTTGAGATAGATGAAGATGGAATTTTAGCCAAAGCGTTAAAGTTTGCAGATGAATTTGGAATAGATAAAGAAATGTTAAAATCTGGTGGTCCTATTGTAGCTTTATTAAGTACAACTGTAGCATCAATTGCTTTGATAGGATGTGGTTCTAAGATTAATAATTTCAATTTAACTTCTGGAGTCTCTGCTATGGTTCATACTATGGCTATTGAGTGTAAGGATTGGAAGATTTTACTTTCATCACTTAAGGAAACATGGGAGTTTATTGCGTCTAGTTTAGGAAAATTTTTAGGTTTTACTTATATGGATGAGAAATCTGCTAATAGAAAAGAATTAGTAGAACGTTTAGAAACATTGAAGAAAGAAATTGATGAATTAGAAGAACAAAAAGAGTTAAACTTTACAATAGTTAATGACCCGAATTATTTTGATAACTATCAAAAACGCTTCAAAGATTTAGAAAAGTTATTATTAGATATGATTAAGAGTGATCAAAATTTAGTATCTTTTAGACTCGTATTAGATAAGTTACGAACTCGTATAGATTTAATTAGAAATGATTATATTAGTTTGTTCAATTCGAAATGTGGAAAACAACAACCTACCACAATATATATAGGTAGTGAGTTATCCGGTATCGGGAAGACAACTTTTATGGAATGGTGTGTAGAACCTCTTTCTCTTAAATATGGCAGAGCATTAACAAAATATGTTAAAGGTACAGAAGATTATTGGTCTAATTATGTTTATCAAGATATTTTACATTGGAGAGATTTTAATCAAAAGAAAACTAATGAAGAACATATAGAATTAATTAATATTTATGACCCTGCTCCTACTCAACTTAATATGTCAGATAATGATCAGAAAGGACGACAATTCAAATCAAGGTTTATGTTTATTGATTCAAATACTTTATATATAAGAAGATCAGCAATGATAGACGATGCAACAAAATTGGATAGAAGAAGAGATTTTCTTTTTGAAGCTTTTACTCAATTTAAAAGTACAGCTAATAATCCGACTCCAAATAGTGCAGAAGAAGCAATAAATAATCTATATTTAGTTAGTATGCCACGAGTTCAACAAGGTAATGGCAGTTCACAATTTAATACAGAATATTTTACAGTAGATGGTAGAAAAATAAATATAGGTACAAATAGTATACAGACACAAAAGTTTGATGTAATTATAGACCGTCTTTATGAGCATGAAGTAGCGAATAATCAGAAATATTTAGAAAAATGTCAACGAATATTTGAACAAGAAAGACAGAAAGCTTTGATGCAAGAGCAGACTAGAGAACCTGCTATTAGTCAAAATGAAGCACAATCCAAGAAAGTTATTTTACTAATAGGTGCTCCTGGTACAGGTAAGACAACGTTGGCTAGAAGATTTAATAACGGATTGCGACAAGATGGAAATTTTATATATGATGAATTTACTGTAGAAAATAATCCTGAAGAAGCACGTAAGTATATATTAAATTGTTATGATACGGGTGTTAAAGATGTTATTTTAACTGCTAATATTAGTGATTTTGAACCATGGATTAATTCATTTAGCACTGATCAGAAGGAAGCAATTTTACGTAGATGTTTAAAGATAGATGTAAAGTTTAACATTAAGAAGGCTGGTTTATTAAGTGGTTATTTGACAAGCCCAACTTATTATAATAAGGAAGAAGTTGAAGATCCTAGAAATAAGTCTTTATATTCACGGATGGTGATTTACGAATATGAAGGCGTAAATATTAAAATAACAGGAGCTTCTAAACTTATAGAGAATAATTTAAAGAAAGAAATAAAGAATGTTATTTCTTATAACAATACGCCTAGAATTAAGATAAATAAAGATATGGCAAAGAATCTTGTAGAATTTGATATGTATTGGCGGGATGTAGATGAAATTTCTAAGAAATCAATTTTCGAACTTATGAAGATTACAAAAATTATTAGGACAACACTTCCATATACTACTATCACTAAAGCTTTTGCCCAAATTGTGAGAGACGTTTTTAATAATTATGATTTATGTACAGATTTAGAGTCAGGTCTTAATCAACTTAATTCTCTACGAATAGACAGTCCCATAGAATTTGATTGTGTGGTTAAATTACGTGATGAAGCTTTCTTTTTAACAACGGATGATGATGGAAAATTAGTCTTTTGTATATGTGATGATAGTTTTGAATATAAAGTAGATAATGGTAAAGTTTTGTGTTTCCATGAAGGCGAATTTTTATGGGAAGTTGAAGGTAGGATAGCAACTTGGTATAAGCATATCCAGAGAAATGTGGATATGGTTTCTATAGATTACACAAATCTAACACCCCCTTCACGTGATTTAGTCCAATATTGTAATTACTTTATAAATTTCTTAAAAACCGGTTTTGCAGCATTGGCTATTAAAGAGCTCTGCTCTAATAAAAGTACTAAATTGAAAGAAGAAATGTTCGATACTTATGATCAGTCTTTTACTCAAAAACCTAGTAGTTATCAAACAAATTTACAGTTTAACAAAACAACGGATGTCAAACTTAATAATCCTAATTCTTTTAAATTACTTGATGAGACCTCAGCTGATACTTATCTTAATAGACTACCCAAAAATAAAGTATCCATACAGAAAAAGAGTGAATTTAAATTTAGAAATGAAACTTCAGCTGACTCTTATTTGACTAAATTTCTCAATAAAAATAAAACTACTATTCAAAAACGTTCAGATTTTTATTTTAACTCTAAAGTAAAACGCACACAAATGGAAAGTGAAGCATGTTTGGATATACAGTCCGCACAATTAGCAGATATAGTAATGAGTCAAAATTTTCCCCTCTTTGTAGGTGGTAAGCAAGTTTGTTTCGCTCAAGGTTTTTATAAAAATTATATGCTTACAGTAGGTCATTTATCTGGAGAAGCGCAAGTAAAAATAGACGGTAATATGTATGCTACTAAAGTTATAGCTTTAGAAGAGTTAAGAGACTTAGCAATATTAAAAGTAATTAGTAAGTCTATAGCATTCAAAGATATACGTAAATATTTCCAAAAAGAAAGAGTTAATAATTCTGTTGATGGTTTTAAAGCTACTTTATATGTTAGGTCAGAAAAAGGAAATATTTATGAAAAACCTATTACCCTTAAAGAACAACGAATTTTAGAAATAAGAGGCGGTAAACTAAAAGATGGTCTTCTTTATAATGTGCATTCTTTAGAAGGGAATCATCCTATCCAAACTCAAGCCGGATTTTGTGGCAGTCCCATGTTGATTTGTAATTCTGCCTATCCAGAGAAAATTTTAGGTTTGCATGTAGCAGCAGATGATGTGCATGGACTAACATCAGTAGTATTTAGAAGTGATTTGGAATTTGAGGAGATGGATGAACAAGCTTGTCAATCCCAAATAGAAGAAGAAAGTATTGTAGTTTTACCTTTTCAACAAGTAGTAATAGAAAAATTAGAATTACCTGTAGGTTTAAATAGTCCTCTTAAATGTGTAGGTCGAGCCGGTGTTTTTAAAAATGATAAGTTTATAGCGAATAAAGCATATTCTAGTGATAAAACTCAAATTTATCCTTCTCCTTTCCAGACTGATGACCCACAAGTTTTTGAACCTTCTATTCTTTCAGAAAAAGACCCTCGCTTACTAACTCCTTGTGAAAATATTATCTTTAAAGGTTTAAATAAATTTGCTAAAGAACAAAAACCAATAAATATTCAGTTTCTTGATGAATGTGTTGAAGAATTAACAGAAGTTTTGTTAGATGGTATTAGAAGAACAGGAATGCAAACTAAAATTTTAAATATGGATGAAGTAATTAATGGTTGTAAGTACTATTCTACTTCTCCTAGTCTTAATATGAGCAGTGGGGTTGGTTATCCACATTCGTATGAGTGCGGTGGTATGACACACAAAGCAGACGCATTTATTTTTAATATAGAAACTCTTACTTATCAATTTGCTAATAATGAAAAAGGAAACCAAATCATTTCTGATTTGGATATTTATTTAAACTATCTTAAGAATCATGAAGGAAGAACTGCTGTCTTGTATGTTGCACAGAAGAAAGACGAAGTGCTTAAACTTAAGAAAATTGAAGATTGTGGTACAAGAATTTTTGAGATGGGCCCATTGTATCATTTCATGGCTATGAAACAATATTATGGAGCAGCACAGGCACTTTTAACATATGTTAATTCTTCAATACCTTTTAAAATAGGAATTAATGCTTCTTCACATGAATATGCTAAGTTACATAAATATCTATTAAAAACTGGAGATTTAGGTATGAATTGCGATTACACAGGTTTTGATTCTTCTCATCCAGAAGCATTTTTAGAACGTTATCATAAAATATATAATAGAATTTATCAAGAAACAGATCCAAATTGGTGTCAGGAAGATGATGACATCAGACGTAAATTACATGTACAAGAAAATCGGCCTTTAGTTTTAGTAGGTGATTTAATAATAGAATGTCCGGGTGGTTTAATGTCTGGAGGAGAAGATACAGGTGGTAAAAATAATATAGCTGGTAATTTAAATATGCGTTACGCTTGGAAAATTTTATCTTTTGAACATTGTCCAGAAAAATTATATAAATATGATGATTACACAACAGATGCTACTTTTGGGGACGATTTAATTAAAACTATACATCCAGATGTTTTAAGTTGGTATAATCCCGTTAATATTCAGAATGTTTTAAATGAGATAGGTTTTACAATAACTTCAGCAGATAAAGAAACAGAATTAATTATACAACCCCTTAATGAACTTACTTTTCTTAAACGTAGTTTTGAATATGTTGAAGTTAACATTAATAATATAAAACAAAAATTTTTAGTAGGTAGTTTAGAAGATAATTGCTTTTTGAAAATGTTAAATTGGTGTAAGGCTTCAAAACGTTATAAATATCGTCGTTCACAATCTGTCCATTATGATCCTTCTACAATAGGTTTATCCGCATTAACATGTCTATCAGAAGCTTCACTTAAAGGTAAAGAGGTTTTTGATCGTACTAAGAAACACTTAATAAACTGTAGTAATAAATATTCGATGGTGCTTCCTAAATTACCTACATTCGAACAAGCATTTTATGAAACATATTTCTGCTCCAATTTTCCAAAAGTAGAAGTTAAAGAAATAATTAATATTCCTTATAGTAGTAAATTACATCCTTTATATCCACGTAATTTTAATTTTGGTGATCGTCCATTCTTAAATATAATGCACTGTTATGAATATACTCGTGCAAAATGTCACCAACAAGATGATAAGGCGGAACATTATTATAAAAATCCTAAAGAATGTAAGTATGTTTATTACCCTAATAATCGTAGATTTAGACCAGATCGGTTAATGTTTAAAATAATTTCATCAGTCTTCCAAAATTATGATTTTGGAACTTTCTCTTCTAAAAATAAATTTATCGTAGATTATGCCCATAAATATTTTGGTTTTGAAGTAAATGATGCAATTACTAATAGGTACGGCGAACTTTTAACTGAGTTCGCAATTTCAAAAATTCCAAAAGAAAACTTACAAAGCGAAAATAAAATAATTGATAATATCTTTAACGATATAAAAATTAAATCAAATTACAATATAAATTGTCAAATATCAAAGGAAAATATAGTTCAAGATTCAGATTTATTAATTGAACCTAATTTAAAATTTAATACTACAACATGGAAAACGGCGGAAATAACCCTCCCATGCCAGAATTAATTGGTGAAACTGCTACAGGTTCAACGTTCTCAAGTACTGATGCTACAGCCCTGGATGTTCCCGCAATTGCCGGACGTCCTGCAGCTACCATTGAGGGACCTCGTCATGCCAATGTTGCCGCAGATGACATCATGGGGTACCTCAAGAAACAGCACATTTCTTTACAACGTTTTACCTGGTCAACAAGCCAACTCCCTGGTACTTTACTAGTTAACATCCCTATTACTCCTCTTCGGGCTAATAACATTATTTCCTATCTTTCAGGTATTTTCAATGCCTGGAATGGAGGTTTGGAATATCAGGCTAAAATTGCAGGTACTGGTTTTCATGCTGGTGCACTTGGCATTGCTCGTATTCCCCCTAATATTGATCCTACTACTCTTAAAACTGTTTCTCAATTTACTGCTTTTGAGTATAGTGTTATTGATCCCAAAACTCTTGAAGCCATTTCAAAACATATTCCTGATCAACGTCCTATAATGTATCATTACATGAGTAATGACTTTTCAGATCCTAATAACATTGGTGGCTATTTTGTCATCTTTGTTATCCTTCAGTTAAATACCTCTTCTACAGGTACTAATCAAATTGACGTCGAGATTTTTAATAAATTAGCTCCTGACTTTAGATTCATTCAAGTTATTCCTCCTAACATTCAAGCAGCTCCTGTTACTGATGTTGAGAAATGGTCGGACCTTTTCTCCACTCCAAATTTGCACTCACATGCTATCTTTGATTTTCCTGTTTCGCAGATGCGTATTGAAGCAGCTAATACTGTTTCTAATGCACGTATTGGTATGGTAAATCTTGCAGGTACTATCTTTTCTGATCCTCCTTACACTACAATAAATACCACTCCTCTTTTAGGTAGAGGTTATCCTTGGTTTTCTGCTACTGCTACAAGTCTTATCCCTTCCAATGGTGATAATGTATTAAGGCCTTATCAACTAACAATCACTAATACTGGTGCTTATTTCACTCGTGTTCTTCAATCTGGAGTTTTGACTGCTACATCTCCAGTAAATTTTACTGCTGCTACGGTTGTTGCTGGTGCAGTCGTATCTTCTAACTATTATTTGAATCCTAATAGTTCCGTTGCTTGTACTGCTACTTATGGTAGTACACCCAATATCGTTCCTCCTGTAGGTGAGTCTCTTGTCACTTTTTCATATGGTTCAGGCCTTCTTGCCACTCCATTTACATTGACTACTACTTTCCTCGCTGAACAGTTTCTTTCGCGTCGTTTCGTTATTAATAACAATGAAGCTGTTCTCTGCCAACTCTTTTCACGCCAGACGGGTTTACCTGTTGCTTTTATTAAAATTTATTATGACGGTTATATAACTTCAAATTCACAAGTTACTCCTGTTAATCTTAATTTCACTGATTTGCGTTTAGAGTTCATTTCATATACGCAAGCTAATATTCCAATTCCTTCACTGACTATGACTATGATGCAGTCTCTTCAGTCTATTCGTTTAGAAGCTTTGCTTAATCGTACTCGCCAATTACATTTAGGCGATTAAATTACCCAAAATTAAAATAAAATACCCAACTATAATAATTCATCCAATCAATCATAATGTTCGATTTCTTAGCTCATTGGTTCGCAAAAACAGAGATTATACATAACGAGAAAGGCGAAGCTATTAAGCAACATAAGCAGTCATTCTACAAGAATGGCCACTTTTCGTTGGATCTTACCTTCATTTGTATCGTTGTTGTATTAGTCATCTGTTACTTTGCTTATCAACGTTATCAGAAACATAATAAAACTAAATTTCTTAAAATGTATGAATTAACTAATGTACGTTCTCAGTCAAACGTCGAGCGGACCCCACTTGGCAGAGCCCCACAAAATTGTGCAGTAACT